CCATCTAACAAGGTCTATGGTTATTACCTGGGTACAAATACCCTTGGTCTAGTTACTGACTGTGTTGTTACCGGAGTAGAGTTCCGTAACTGTCCTACTTATGCATTGGATATTGTTAACGCTCTTCGTGTAGCGGTCAACAACTGCTTCAGCCACGATAATGGTGGAACTTTAGGAAGTTTTAATAACTGTTCTGGATTCGAAATTCTGAGCGATGATATAGTTCTTGAGAACTGCCGTGCTGTGGGTAATGCCAACAAGGGATTTATTGTTGGAGAAAGCGGTGTCCCTCATAAGAGAGTTCGCATGCTCGGATGTACTGCTCAGGGAAATATCAGTGATGGCTTTAATTTCCACGACGGAGTAGCTGATAGCAGTATTATTGGATGTACCAGTCGTGACAATACAGCAGCAGGTATCAATATCTCCAGCTCCTCTATTCGTAACAATATTATTGGAAATACTCTTACGGGTAACTCCAACAATGGTATTCGTCTGGATAACACCAGCTACGCAATTGTCCATGGAAATATCTTGGATGCCAACGCTACGGCAAGCTCTGGTAATCCGGAGCTTTATTTGGTGACAGGTTCCAACCACAATATTGTTTCGCATAATATTGTCAATTCTGTTACTTCCAGTACAAGCATCGTAGAGCATGATACTGCTGATTTTAATAACTTCAGATCTAACATATTTAACAAGACTTTTACTTTGTTGGGTGCAAATTCCAATACTGTAGATTCTAATGTGGTTACCACTGTCAATGGACACGCACCGGTTTCTGGTGCTGTGACTCTTACTGCTACTGATGTTGGCGCGTTGACTCAGGCAACTGCTGATACTCGCTATTCCTTCTTGACCGAGACTGTGAATACAGTAGCTTCTTCGGGTGCTACTCAGACTATCCCAGCAGTTACGTCTTCTACTATTTCCGATATCACTCTATCTAATAACTGTACATTTACATTTCCAACAGCTACGGCTGGAACTTCCTTTACTCTTGTTCTTAGACAGGACGGAACAGGAGGACGTACAGCAACCTTCCCAGCAGGAACCAAGTGGGCTAGTGCTATCGCCCCTACTGTGACTTCTACTGCTAGTGCTGTAGATGTATTCACATTCCTTTGTGTTAATGGTGTGGTTTGGATGGGCTTCACTGGTGGACAGGATATGCGATAATGAAAGCAGCTACTAGAATCCGTATAGCCTCCAATAAGGTGAAGAATAATACACTATTAGTACAAAATGTGGGAGCGGTAAATTCTGCACAGGTTGCTGGTACTACATTGGCTATTACTGTGCCAACTGGTGGTATTCCCATAGGTCATACTCTAATTATTAGATCAGCATATGACTTCACTAATACTGCCCCCACGATTGCTGATTCCCGTAGTAATACTTATACGACTATAAGAACTTCTGCGGGAACTGCTAATGCTATGCGAGCTAGTATCCACAGATGTGCGGTTACTACTAACCTATTGGCAGGGGATACAATTACTATGACTTACCCTGTATCCATTATTAATAGAGCAGCGGTTATTGACGAATTCTCTGGAGTAGTAACGCCCCATGTTGCTGACGGAAACAATGGGGCGACTGGAGTTTCTACTACGCCCGATACATCTCTGACTACTACTCTTCCGGTAGACTTGGTAATTGGAATGGTTGGATCTACCGCCCCCGTTACGGATGGATACACACAGGATTCCGCATGGACTGGTCTTACCCGAACAGGTACTCAGGCCGGAACCACACCGTTTATCAGTGTGGGTGGTGGATATCGACTTCCTACCAGTACGGGTACATTCCACTACAAGCCAGTTCTTGCCAATAGCGCCACCTGGGTTGACTTTGTCGTTGCTCTAAAGTCCACATAAGGAGACTAATGTTTATCTTTAATGAAGACAGAGCTATGGTCAATAAGTTCTCCAACCTTGTAGTGGGAGATGTTAATGCCCCAGATTCGGGAAGAGCCGTAGAAGTCTTATGGCTAGATCCTGAAACAGAATTAGTAAATCTTAACTTCCCATGTATTGTCATCAACAACACTGGAATAGTATTTGATGAGGAAAGAGCGGCAGCAGGATGGTTCCAGCTTCCCTATACTCCCGAAGGTTTTGAATCTTGGGATAATCCGGAGGAGGTAGCTCAGTCTCCTTACTTCGCTCAGACACCAATACCCTATAATATTAATTATGAGATAGAAGTGTTATCCCGAAATAACAAACATTCCACGTTTCTTACTGCCGTGTTATCTGGGCCGGATTTTCTCAGTGCCAGATTTGGTTATCTAGAAATTCCAGAAGACGGAACCATTAGAAGAATGGATCTTGTGGCTGGTCCGGACAGACAAAGTATTCATGATAGGGATGACAAGAGATTATTTTCTTCGGTCTATTCAGTAAGAGTTTCCACTGAACTTCTTCCAAAGGAGATCGAAGCGTACAGTATCGTCAATACAGTTGTTAAAGACATTTATATCTTGCCTCCCGAAATCTAATTATTAAGCCAGGAGATATTACATGGTTTATCAAAGACCAGGCGTATACATTAATACGTCGCTTAACCCATTAACTCCGGGTGCTTCTGCGCCTGGTCAATCAACCGCAGCATTCGTAGGAGTACATACTCAGGGTCCTACTACACCTACATTGGTGACAAGCTGGAATCAGTTCACCAATCTCTTTGGTGGATTCGGTAACGGTCAGAATCTTTTGCCCTTCGCTATCTGGCAGTACTTTGCTAATAATGGTAATCAGTGTTATATAGTAAGAGCTGCTGCTACTGATGCCGTTGCGGCTAACGAGACTCTTAATGACCGAGAGGTCGGGGCAGGTGGAATCCTTCCTCCTACTGGGGTAACAGCTACTCCGGGTGGAACCACAACACCTTCCTACACATATGAGTACACCGTAACAGCAGTAAATGGTACTGGAGAGACCAATGGTGGGGTACCTATTACTGCCATTGCTAACCAGACACTTACCAACACCAATAATGTAGTTATTAACTGGACTGCGGTAGTAGGTGCTACCAGTTATAATATCTACCGTCGTAACCTGACTACTGGTGGGGTAACAGCTATTCCTTTGAAGCTGAGTTCTGTAACTTCTCCAACTGTTACATTTACCGATAATGGTACCTTCACGCCGCTTGGTTCTATTCCTCTATTCAACACAACAGGTACTCCAGTTCCTATCCTGAAGTTTATTGCCAGTGCCGTAGGTACGTGGGGCAACCAGACTTATGTTGATATCACTGATAGCCCTTATGGTGGTGGAAGAGTAAATATTGTAGTTCGATACGGTGGAACTACTGACGCTTTCATTGTGGAAAGATTTGTAGATGTAACTATGAATCGTACGGATTCTAGATATCTGGTATCTATGATCAACTCCACAGTTCTTGGTTCCAAGTATATTCGTGCTGTAGACCTGGGAACATACACAACATGGACAACAGCTCAGACACCGCAGACACAGAGTGCTGTAGCCCTTTCTGGAGGATCTGATGGAGTAGCTTCTCCTAGCCTACTGTCTGCTACACAGCAGCTTTCAAGTATTCAGGGAAACTTGGATATTAATCTTCCGGGTATTTACAGTACAGCTACCCTTAATCCTATTCTGGCTTTCACAAATACCAAGTCGAATATGTTCGTAGTTATAGATACTCCTCCTGCAACTATCGGAGCAGATGGTGTAACTCCTAGCGAGTCCGCAACAGCCAATAGTTACTACGCAATGGTTATCGGTAACACACAGATTACTCCTACAGCTCAGGCTGCTATCTACGGCCCTTGGCTACAGGTTACTGATCCTACTTCTACAGTTCCGGGTGCTACAAAGACTCTTCCTCCGGGTGGTGCCGTTTTGGGAATTTATTCTCAGACAGACGCTAAGGCTGGTGTACAAAAGGCCCCTGCTGGTGTAACCATTCCTCTGCAAAGAGTTGTCGGTGTTGAGCTAGCATTCCAGGACACAAATCTTGATACACTAAATACCAATGGTATTAATATCAATAGATTTATCTCCGGATATGGTTTCTGTGTCATGGGTACTCGTACCTTGCTTCCCACTCTTCCAAGTCGTTATGTCCCAATTCAGCGCACATTGATGAGTATTCAATTCAATTTGACTCAGCTTACTCAATTTGCTATCTTCGAAAATAATAATGGAGATCTGTGGTCCAGACTTTCTGCTGTAGTTAGACAGTACTTACAGGGAATCTGGCAGCAGGGAGTTCTTCAGGGGGATATTGCTGATCAAGCATTCTTTGTACAGTGTGATGCAGACAATAACACAGCTACCACAATCGCTGCTGGCGAAGTCCATGTCAAGGTTGGTCTTGCTCTAAATACTCCTGCCGAGTTTGTTGTTATTGATATTAATCAAATGTCCAGCAACTCTACTACAGTTCTTCCATAAGGAGTGAAATATGGCTACAACTCTTGACTCACCAATAGCCAAGGCTAAGCCTTCTATTGGTCATTTAGCGACTGATCCATTAAGAAATTTCAAGTTCAATGTCAATATCATCCACCCTACTCTTCAGGGTTTTGCGACTATGGGATTTATGACAGTAAGTGGTTTAAATATCACCACTGAAGTTATCCCATACCGTGAAGGTGGAATGAATACTACTACACAGAAGATGCCGGGCCAGTCAGACTTCAGTCCTATCACGCTAAGTCAGGGAGTTGCCGTTGGCGCAGGACCGATGTGGCAGTGGATGAAGCAATTATTTACAGTTCAGCAGGGAACAGGAACAGGAGCTCCTGGTACTGACTTCCGCGCAACCGTGGACGTTATGGTGCTTGCTCACCCCGTAGTTTCTAGTCAGGTTCCGGTAAAGGCTGTCTACCGTATCTACAATGCTTGGCCAACTTCTATTGCCTTCTCTGATTTCGATGCTGGAGCCAATGCTGTTCTTATGCAGCAGATGAGCTTGGCTCACGAAGGATTCGACTTCAAGCTAGCAACGTCAATAGGATTAAGCGGCGTTTCGTTCAATTAGCTAAAACTTTAAGTAGAGGATAAAACTATAGGGGCTGTAGAATGGTTACAACAATACGCGCCCGAATTACTAGTAACTAAACTGGAGAATTAATCGTGGAATTTCAAAAGCCTGAATATAGTATGTCTTTCGATGACTCTCCAGGTGAGGTCATTAAGGGTAATGATCAATCCCTTAATGACCTTACTCAAAAGATTCTTAAGTCTACTAATCCTGCTCCTGTCATTGAAGATGTTCCTGATACTTATGTAAAGCTTCCGGCAGGATTGGTTTCCGGCGACGAAGTTATTCAAAATGCAGAGGTAAGAGAGCTTACTGGTAAGCATGAAGAGCTACTGGCCAAGGCCAAGCTTTCCAATAATGCGGCCAAATATATTGACACCCTACTTCAGTGTGGTGTTGTTTCCGTTGGAGAGGCACCAGCCACCAGTGCTCTGCTGGATACTATGCTTCAAGGAGATCTTGATGCTCTTATCATGGGAATCCGTAGAGCCACCTTTGGCGCTACCTTTGAAGTATTCAATGTAGCTTGTCCAACTTGTGAGGCCATGAACGACCTTGAGATGGATCTAACGGATATTCCTGTCAAGGAATTGGATGATCCTCTGGTTAGGGAATTTATCGTGGATCTTCGTAAGGGAAGAAAGGCCCGAGTACAGTTCCCGACTGGTGCTCTTCAAAAGGAATTATTTAAGAAGCAAATTGATATTACTGAGATGAATAGCGTTACGCTGGCAACTTGCGTACTTTCCTTCATTGACGCCAAGGGTAACGAGCGTCCGTGTAATGGTCTACTGGACGTACGAGATCTCGGGGTATCTGACCGTAGAACTCTACAGGAGTATATCTATACCAATCAGCCGGGACCAAGATACGACCAGGTAACTGCGCAGTGTCATTCCTGCGAAGGTGAGGTCCCTGTCCCTCTAACTGTGGGTATTCTGTTTCGGGAACTTTAATTACCAGAATCTTTATAAAGACTACGAACAATTGGTAGACGCATATCATTGGCCTTTATCCGAAAGTAAGGAACTTACCTTCAGGGAGCGCCGACACTGGGTATCCAGATATTTGTATAAGCTGAACCAAGAGTACGAAAGAATGAATCAACTTAATAATCAAAACCAAACCACTATGAGATCCGTGGGACAGGGCGTTACTTTCAGTGGAATACCTTATAGGTAATATAATGGAAGTACTAAACTAACTAGGAGATTTCAGTGGCTGAAGCTAATATCGGAGCCAGCCGCTTGTTGGGGACCAATGGTCTCCAGCAGGCGGTTGATTCTTTAGAGAACCAAATTAAAAGATTATCCAATGACTTCTCCAGATTATCTACCAGCATAGGAAATATGTCGGGAACCACCAATAGATCCGCAGGTGGTTCTATGGCTGGTAATAGCTGGAATACAAATTCAAATAGAGGATACTATTCTTCCAATGGTGGGGGTGGTATTTTTACCGCCTACGCTACGTTTGGTAACGCTGGCAATAATAATCCCAATAGAAGACGTAATGGTGGTGGAGGAAACTTCAACACTGGGAGCACACTGAGTGGCGGCATTCCTAATGGTGGGGCTAGATTTTCCTCAGCTGTGGGTATGGGCGCTAGTGTTATGGCTGGCCTTACTGCCTACGGTAACAGAAATATGTCCTCAAATATGCAGATGGATATGGCCGCCAACTATGCTTCTCGTATGGGTGGTATCGGACCTGGTGGCTACGATCAATCACGTATTGCTGCACAGCGCGCTTTGTTCTCCAATAATTATCTTGGTCTAAATGTAAATGATATGGCCGCTGCTGGTTATATCAATACCTATACTTTTGGTAGGGCTGCGCAGAATAATGGCGGTGTTGATCCCGCTTATGTTCGACAGATGTCACAAGTTCAGGGATTCGGATACAACAGTCCTACTCAAGGCGCTACTGGTGCAGCTACTGCCGCACAGGAATCGTATACAGCTAGATCCTTGTTAATGAGTCGTGCTATGGGTATCGCACCAACCATGGGTGCCGGAGGGGTGCAGACTCCCATGGGTGACATTGCCCGTTCCATCATGTCCAGATCTTTGAATCCTGGACGTTCTTATACTCCCTCTAACATTGCGTCGGCTCTTGGCCAAGGTGGTGGACTATCTGTAAACCTTCAGTACATGGGTCAGCAGATGGGTTGGAGTCAGGGAACTATCCAAGAGTACAGAAATTACATGACTAACTTTGTTAACGCACAGTCCAAGGGAATGTCTGCGGGAACTTTTGATACTTTACTTACTAAGGCGCAGGCTGGTAATACTTCCGCACAGAATCAGCTAAAGTCTGTGGGTGTAGGTTCTACTATGTTCGAGACTCAGAGAAATCTGAATTCTACTCGTACCACTCGACAGGAAGATATTCTGGAAAGCCTTGCTCCCGCTTTCAACACAGCTACTGATGTGGTAAATAAGTTCAGTTCTGCTCTTACTAAGCTCCTACAAAATACAGGTTTGGATAAAGCAATAGGAACCGGAGCCGGTTGGGGTAGTGCTATCTCTGGAGGGCTAGGAGGCTTCTCTGGCGGCCTTGGAGCTGCTGGTGGATTCATGACAGCTATGCGTCTATTCAACATGTCTGGGGGCCTTTCTGGAGGCTTGGGAGGACTATTCGGTAGGGGTGCTAGTGCTGCCGGAAATGCGGGTGGATTACTTAATGCCACTCGTGGAGCCAACGGGGTTTATAACATTACTAATCTTGCCAATGGTGCTGGTGGAGCAAGTCTACTAGCCCGTGGTGGTCCTTATGCGGCAGCTGGTGCTGCTGTAGCAGGGGCAGGAGTATTGGGATGGAAGGGTGCAGTAAGCTCAGAGGCTAACAATGAAAATGTGTGGCTACAAGGAATGAGTACGGCCCTTAAGTACAATCCTGCTGATCCTTTAAGCGCAGCATACCGAGGAGTTGGGGGAGTTCGTAGAGCCTATGACAAGTTCATCACAGGAAAGAACAAGGAAAGTTTCTGGAGTCTCCTTAATCCTTGGGGACAAGAGAAGAGAATGACCAACACAGATGGTCGATCCGGTGGAGGAGCTGCCTCTAATCCTGCGGGTGGTGGAGATTCCGGTAACTCTAATGGAGCTACTAATGGTTCTGGAGCTACTGATTCTCAGATTATCCAGTTTGCGGAATCCCAGTTGGGTGTTCCCTATGTATGGGGAGGGACTACTCCCGGTAAGGGATTCGACTGTTCCGGATTGATCCAATGGGCATACGGTAAGGCTGGAATAAGTCTTCCTAGAACTTCTGAGGAACAGCAAGGTGTTGGTACAGAGGTCGGTCTTAATGCCGTACAGCCGGGGGATCTTCTATTCAAGGGAACCCCCGCTCACCACGTGGCTATGGCTATAGGTGGTGGAAAGATTATTGAAGCCCCACACACAGGATTAAACGTACGTATTAGATCCTTTAGTGCTGGGGAGTTTACCAACGCTAAGCGTGTTGTTGGTAACGTAGGAAGTGCTGGATCTCTTCTCAATGGAAACACGGGTAATGCGGTAAGTAATACTCTGAGCTCCGCACAGTCAAGAAGTGGTGGTAATGCTGGAGATCTTTCCGGTATCAGTGAGCGCGCAGTGGTTCTATCGGCCCTTTCCGGCTCTATTGGAAGTCTTCCCGCAACTGTTGGTGCCAAATCTACTGGAGCAACTAGCGGAACTTCCCAGCTAGGAACTACTCCAACTGGTTCTGGAGGAAATGATAAGAGTTCTCTGCAATCCTACGCTCGTCAGCTTCTTTCCAAGTACGGTTGGGGAGACCAATGGAATTCCTTTGATGCTCTAGTTATGTCCGAATCCGGATGGGATTACGAGGCTACTAATCCTACTTCTGGAGCTTATGGTATTCCGCAGTCTTTGCCCGGAAGTAAAATGTCATCCGCTGGCTCTGATTGGCGTACCAGTGGGGACACGCAGCTTCGTTGGATGATGGATTACATCAACGACAGATATCACTCTCCCAATGCAGCTTGGTCTTTCCACCAGAAGAATAACTGGTATGCCTCCGGGGCCTGGAGTCTTGACCAGGATCAGACTGCTGAGGTTCACAAGGGAGAAATGATTCTCCCTGCCAAGCAAGCCGAGACCGTACGTAGTGCTATTGTTAATGCTATTACCAATAAGTCCGATAGTGGAACTGGTACGGGAATCACCATTGGTTCTATCCAAGTTAATCTACCAGTAGGATATTCCGGAACAAGACAAGAAGCACAGCTAACCGGCAAGATGATTGCTACTGCTATTGAAGAAAATACCCGTAAGAATGCTCTAAAGATTGGACAGTAATGGCTAATACCGAACCTATCACTGGTACGTTCCAGACTCTGTCTGGTCAACCTGGTTCTTTTGTTGTAGAGAATCCACCCTTCCATCCTAATATCCTTAATATTCCATTAAGACAGGTTGGAGTTACCAATACGGGAGGAACAGATACCGTACAGGGAACCAGTAATGCGCAGCTCTACAGAGGTCTTATGGCTTCCCGTGTTCAGGCCGGTCAGTCACAACAATTCAGAGTGAACTTTCTATATAACCCTGCAACCATTTCTGAATCTAGATCTCTAGATCTTAATAATGGTGTTCTTCCCCAGTATGCTAGAAATCCAGATGATCCTTCTAAGTACGCCACTGGATTGAACGCTATGATCAATTTCAGCTTATTATTTGACAGAACATTTGAATTATGGGATAGTGCTTATGTGAATACTGATGCTGGTAGGTATGGAATCTCAGTAGATACAAATGCCTTCTATAATATGTTAAATATTAATCAGCTAACTACGCAGGCCCCAGTTCCTCTTGGAGGATCTGTTCCAGTGGATACTACAGCTCTATATTCCTATGTTGTTCAGGGAACTATGTCAGCCATCCCTGTGGATCTTTACTTCGGTTTTAGATCCATGGGGGCTCTGAAGTACTTCGGGTACGTTTCTGATCTAGAGATTACGTATACTCACTTCAACCAGAAGATGGTTCCTCAGCGCTGTGCTTTACAAGTAGGATTTACTCTTATGTCCGACCTGTTCTCTTCATCTGCTACTCAATAAGGAGGATCAATGTCTATCAGTGTCTTCAGTAGATATGCAAGTAATACTGTTATGCCCATCGTAGAGAATGGGATTAATAGACCAACCATTATTATTACCACTCCTGCCCAGAGAAGAATAAGCTACAGCACGTATACATGGAGACTGGGAGATCAGATAGAGTACCTTTCTTATAGCGCCTATGGGGATGAGCAAGCTTGGTGGCTTATTGCGGATGCCAATCCGGAGATCTTATTCTGGGATAATATAACTCCGGGAACTACGATAAGGGTTCCTAATGCTTAGAAATCAAGCTGCTCTTCCTTTCTTTGAAGTACTTGTTAACGGAGAATATTTAAGAAGCTATGCTACTCAGGTAGAGATTATCCAGGAAATAAATTCGCATCCATTGGCATTCCTTCAAGTACAGTACATAGGTCAGCAATCTGCTCAAGGTGTTCTAGGAGTACGAAGCTCCTGGCGTTATATAGCTGAGCATACTCCCATAGTTATCAACTATGGGATGAAGCCGGGATATGTCGGACAGTTCTTGGGTTATGTAGAATCATATAAGTTGGTAAAGACTGCCGAAGATATTGCGCATGCCAGTTTAATTACCAGCACTGTGGAATATACTATTGTGGGTACATCACAGGTTATGCAGTCCACCAATAACAGAACATGGAAGAACACTAGCCCATCTGCCATTGCTGCTCAGATAGCTGTGGAGAATGGATTCCGTGCGGTAGTTCATCCGTATGTATCCGCTATTGACTATCGTCTTCAGAATGTCAGTGATTTCAAATTCCTAAGTCAGTTGGCACAGGAAATTGGCTTCAACTTCTACGTGGATAATACTGATCTTTACTTTGTAAATCCCAAAGTAATTCTAGATCAATCCAATATACGAAATATCCCACAGTTCTGGGCTTATAATAGACCAGGTGTGTGGGATACGATTCGGAGTTTTACTCCTATTGTAGGAACTATTACTCCTGATGGAGGAATTGTTGCCAATAGAACTATGGTTGGTCTTAATCCTTATACCAAGAACTTAGTGCATGCTGCTAATCAATATGAGATATTTTCGTCACCGACTTCTTCGGTAACCCTACCTAGTATTACCAAGTATTATAATCAAGCTCCTGCGGAATCCCTACATGAAGCTCAGCAGAAGATCGTAGCAGATACCAACAGAAATCTCTACTGGCTTACTGCTCGTTCGGAATTACGTGGTGACTATAGGGTGAAGCCAAATACATTAGTAAACTTTGTGGGTACTGCTCTTCCTACAACAGAATCAGGAATCTGGTTAGCCAAGTGTGTGACACACTATTTGACTATGCCCGCCCCTACGGGCGAGAAGAGATCTGCAACCTATATAATGACAGCAGATCTTATAAGAGATCAGGTCTATACAGCCAATACGGTAAACCCCGGTAATCTTTCTCCTACAATTCAGGTAATTCCTCCCAAGCTTATCGGAGGCGTATGGAGATCATCGAATGTGGGTGCTCAAGTAAATGCAAACTAATTATCTGGGAACGTACAGAGCCTTGGTAACTTCCACTGCTGATCCTACGACTTCCAGAAAAATACGAACCCAGTGTCCCCAGATTGCGGGTACTGCTGAACTTCGCTGGGCAGAGCCTATCAATCCCCAAGCTCCTATCCCGGATGTGGGGACAATCGTGTGGATTGTATTCAGCGGTGGGGATCTAACCAAACCAGCATATTTCAGTAACAAGGTATAGGACAGTTATGGGATTACAAATGACTATTCCGTTTACCGTACTAGCCAATGGAACGGTATCCACGGAAACCAATAATGACATACAGATTGCCCAACGAGTTCGCGCATTGGTTGGAACCGAAATAGGTCAAAGACCAATGCGGGCTGCTCTTGGTTTACCGCTGTCCCGACTTCTATTTGGCTCAGCCACAACACTGGTTACGGCAGAATTGAGAGAGTTGATCATTAATCTTCTCAACTCCTATGAACCAGGATTACAGGTTACTGCCGTTACTCCTCTCTTGGATAAATCCAATGATGGTATGGCGGATATCCGCGTGGATTACACCCCAATTTTGCATGCATCTTCAGTAAGACCAGTAGCGGATACAGCTATCATTACTGTTGGAGGAACTGTTGAGAACGTATCCCTTAATGGAAATACTTAAGAAAGGTTAACGATGGCGATTATAAGTCCTAGTATTCCGGCTATTGATTACACTTCCAAGGACTACGCTGGTTTTATCAGCTCCATGTTGGCATACGCCAAGATTGCCTTCCCCGAGTGGACCAATCAAAATCCAGGCAGTCTTGAGATTATGCTCATGGAATCCTTTGCCCGAGAGATGGATGTTCTTTCCTATTACGGTGACCGTATCGTAGCTGAATCATATATAGGTACAGCCACTCAGCTGTCCTCTGTCATTCAATTGGCACAACTATTAGGTTACACACCAGGACAGCCTTTAGCAGCCACTGGTACGGTTACATTCCAAACTGCTACAGGTAGCCCTATTGTTGTGATGCCTGCGGGTACACAGGTAACCACTGCATTTATTACTTCTCTAAATGCCCCCATTACCTACGAGACACAGAGTTCTGTCAGTGTTCCGGCTAATGGTGGAACAGCTACTATTGCTATTGCTCAGGGTATCTCACAAGGTAGCACTCAATTTACCATTGGCAATAATACGGTCACTCCTACACAGATCAATGTAGAACTTATCGGTACTTCTGACGGCTCAGCCTTCCAGGCATTTGCTCTGATAAATAATCCCGTGGTTGTTGATTCCATTATTATCTATGTCCAGAATCCTCTGTACACTGGAGTTCCAGGTTCGGGTATTGATCCGATCATCCCCTGGAGTCAGTTGACTTCTCTTACCGCTGCTATCTCTTCCAGTCAGTCTTGGTCGTACACCACCGACGCCTCTGGTGTTGTGTCTATTCACTTTGGTGATAATGTCAATGGGGTTATTCCAGGTAATGGTTTGAATATCTATGCCAAGTACCGTGTAGGTGGGGGTTCTGTAGGAAATCTAGCGGCCAATCAAATTGTTGATATAGCATCAGCCATTACTGGAGTATTTGTTTCCGGATCTTCCGTCACTTCTGGTGGAACTGATGCGGAAAGTATTGATCAGATTCGTGTAAATGCTCCCCTTGCTTTTACTACTCAACAACGCGCAGTGACACTAGCTGACTACGCAAATTTAGCATTGTCTATTCCCGCTGTGTCTCAGGCCAATGCTGTGGCCAATAGCTACACAAATATCACTGTGTATATGACAGCCACTGGGAATACTGTTCCCTCTCAGCCACTACTTGATCAAGTACAGGCATACGTACAGACTCGTGCTTTGGCCGGGACGGTAGTCTCTACTTTGGCAGCCACCAGAGTTCCCATAACTGTTATAGTTAATATCGGAGTAAGTTCCCAGTACAATCCTAATTCTGTACAGCTACAGGCTACTCAGGCAGTACAGAATCTATTTGCTCCAGCTAATGTAACGATGGGAGTTCGTATTCCAGTAAGCAAGGTGTACAATACTTTGGCTACAATTCCTGGGGTAACCTTTGTCAATATCACTGAGTTGCAGAGACAAGATGCTGCGGGTGCCAGTGTTACGGATATTCTTCTCCACCCATATGAGATTCCTATTCTTGGAACCCTTACTCTAACATCTACACTATCTTTCTAAGGACTACGTAATGGTTGCTATTTACCCAACTGGAATCAAAAACTTTACGTACAAGACTGATTTTACAGATATTGTGCATGCCGGAGATGTTAATGTTTCCTACGACGAAATCAGAGCTATTGAGAACACACTAGGTACTTCTCCTAATGTGGACAATATCAACGGTACTACTTACACGTGGCCCACTGTCAGTAGTAGAATCTCCGCAGTCAGTAAGGGAGTTTCTAACCCATTCTGTAATGTGGTAATTAATAATGCTCTGGCAACACAGCAGAGTCTCCCGGATTTTACTGGTGTTACTTGGGATACTCACGGAATGTGGAGCGGAGGATCTAATATTGTGTGTAAGCGAAGTGGTGTTTACACATTTAGCTACAACATAAATTGGTACAGCCCAAGCGCTCCGGGCAGTTCCTTCATTCGCGACGGATTTGTCAAATCTTCTTTAACAGTTGTGGGTAGCACTCACGCGTTCTTAGGAAATGGTGGATTCTTCCCGGCCGGATGGACTGTAGGTATTGAGCAAAGTGCATCTATTACTATGCCTTGGGTCAAAGGTTCTGCGGTGTTCTTGACACTGAACCAAAACGTCGCATCTACTGTTCCTTACTATGCGTCAGTTTCTGCGCTATTCGAGCGAGATGTTCCATCAGCAGGAAATCTATAAAGGAGAAATATGAGTCAGGGTTATGCAGTAGATTTTTATGGCACACCTACATATGGTTACTCTCAGCCAGCAGACTATAGCGTAACCCCTCTCACTGTTACACAGGTAGGGCATAATGCTTTAAGTCTGAATTGGGTTTCGCCTAATTCAACTCCGTGGAAGAGCATGATTTTGGTTAGTAGTCTATATGGTTACCCCAATTCTCCAGCAGATGGCACGGTAAGGCTGACTATCAGTAATTCAGCTTCCATAACTAGTTTCGATGATCTTAATCTGCTACCAGGGCGTACCTATTACTACACCATATTCGTCAGTCTAGAATCCCCATCGTGGGATTCCGGGGCCAGTTATAGTGTAGGTTCTCTTGTTCTGTACAACGGATACTACTGGACAAGTCTTCAGGATTCTAATTTGGGACATACTCCTGCGGTTGGTTCTGCTTTCTGGAATAATACACAGATCAACCCCCTTTGGTATCCCGCAGGTTACGGAGCAGGTCTTACAGTAGCTGATTTTGGCTATTCAAAGTACCTGTACGACAGAACTCCACAACCGTACAAGATCACCACATCGGATATCTTTTCCAATACGGCTGTGGATAATCCCGCATTACTTCACTACTTGTCTGTATTCGGTTTTACTCTGGATATGACGAAGACTGAGTACAATCTGCATCTTCAGGGAAATAATCCAGATATTGTAGGAGCCGCCAATCTGGATTGGCTTGGTAAAGAACTGGGAATTATTACAGACTTTCTGGCTTCTCCACAACTACGTCGTAATCGTATCGACAATGCCGCAGAGAACTACAGACTGAAGGGGACTCTTCAGGGTATCCACAATGCCATTGCTGCCATATCCGGATGGGATTCCGCCATCACTTATAGTGCCAATGAGATGTTGAACAATGATCAGGCTGCTTTCTATCATCCTCAGTATGAGGTGTGGAATAATTCAATTACTTATTTCACCAATCAATTGGTTCAATATAACGGATATAACTATAAATGTCTGACTCAAGCTTTCGGAGCCGCACAAGCCCCTACAGGAGCCAATACTTCCAATACCTGGTGGAGTCCTCAAGTCTCTACTACCACGACTCCTATACTGGATACAACGACTCTGAGGAACCCTTTTAACTCCACTGCTGCTGCTCCTAGATTCTCCACGTGGGCACCTGATCCTGCTCTAGGTAAGTTCAATGGAGTCTACACAGGCTTACCGCATCCGACAAACAGTGCTATCAAGAACTGGAATGCTCTCAGTGTTCAGCTACAGGCTGCACCGACAGGGAATGATCTGGCAGCCTATGGTGTGGGTTCTCCCGTATCTACAGTATGGAGTAACGCTACCAACTATGTGATCAATAATTTTGTCTCCACCAATTCTGGGGCGAATATCTGGCTGGCAAAGAAGCCCTCTGGTCCAGGTACTCCTTATGGATTTATCACACCCGGAACTGATGAGACATTCTGGTCTCCTATCCCAGTACCCTCTTCTGGTCTTCCTGCTAAGTATAATTGGATAAAGGATTCTATCCCAGTAGATCACACAAGAATTTGGGACTCTGCTACTCAGTATTCTATCGGGGACAGAATTGTCTACTTCGGTATTATCTATGAAGCAGTCCACAATAACGTGAATAGTACACCTACTGGTTACTATTACCACAATAAGGACTGGATCTATATCCAGCCTGCTGATTTTGTTTATACTGTTTCGAGTTATGAAGCTCGTATTACTACTAATACAAGCACACAGAGTACCCTAGCCGACATGACCTTCATTGACGACACACTAAATACCAGTCCTACGTTCAATCAGGCTACATTCGGATTAGATAGTAACTATCTATCCAGATTTGTTGCGGACTACACAGATCTCAATGGGATAAATGATAATACATTAGCAGATCTCAACAGACCATGGATAGCTACAACTAATTTGTGGGAAACCAGCTACGGTATGGCCTTTGTCAACCAGTCAGTAGCAGGAACCAATACATATTCCCCCATCTATTATGTCTCCGGTCTTAGTGATCCTACCTTGGGTATTACTTTTGTAACCGATTATGCGGACCAGGCCCACTATGGTCACGGAATTCTGTTCAGATATCAGGATGCAAATAATTTCTGGTACACAACCAGAAAGTCCTTGTACAAGGTAATCGCGGGAACTGAAACTCTGATGGCTTCGTGGACTCGTCTCAAGGATGGCGACAGAATGTTGGTCCAGCTGTTGAGCAATACTATTACGGTTACGGCATATAAGAGAGACGGCTCTGGAGGAACCAATTCCTTGGCATTCGTCACGGACTCTGCTTTGCAATCTGCAGTTAGACACGGAATGATTCAAAAGTACTCACCCTCAGGAGCTGTGTAGTGGTTAATAATCAGTTATTTTTTACCAATGCTGACACTCTTAATAATGTTTTTACTAACGGAGTATTCAACACCGACTGGAGTGCCAGTGGTGGAAGCTTTGGGTATGAATCCTCAACAAATCGTGCCTATGTCAATGCTACTTCCACTCCCAGCTTCTTCGGGGCTTCTCTATTCAACATCACAGATAATCATTTCTCTGCAAAAATAGATATAGCCCCCATAAATGGAGGCTCTGCGTTTACTGCATTGGTCATTAAGCAGGATGAGACCAACTATGTATCCATGTCTGTGGACTACACGAATACGCTGCGAGCAGTATCTGTAAGCAGCAATGTTCCGGAATTAGTAGCTGCCAATTTTCCTACGTATAATCCAACTACTCATGCGTACTGGAAGATCAGTAATGATAACAACCAGTTTATATTCTGGACTTCTGCGGACAGTGTTACTTGGACTCAGCTAATATCCTTTGGATATTTCTGGGATACAACAAGAATTACTGTTAACTTTATTTCCGGATTCAATGGATCTAACGAATCTTCTTTACGACGAGCGTACATCAGTGTTGTCAACTCTACAGTAAGCGCCACTCCATTGACAACCACAGTTCGTGGTATTGACGGAGCTGCTGGGCCTGCTGTTGTTACTGATCCTAATGCTCTATCTGCCATTGTTTCCGGTTTTGGTGGAACTCAGTCTTCTTTCCATGCCACTGGTGGATTACCAGAAGGAGGATTGACTGATATATCTGTTACTCCTTTGGTTGATTCGGCACGGTTTAGATATACCACTATTAATCTTCCGACATTTGCCGGAGGAGCTACAGTTAACTGGGTACGTCCTTATAGCTCCGCAGCTGTATCCACTCACTACAGAGATGGAACCTACTGGCCTACTGTTCACTCTGTCTATCCAGAATTCGGTGAACTGGCTCCGACAGATACCAATCCTGTGGCCTTGACTGATGTTCAAGTAGAAAAGGTTCCAGGACCGTATAACAGGTTGGATACCAATGCGGCATTCTATACTAAGACTTGTGAGTATGTTCCGCAGCAGGCCAATACTCCTTCCGGTACGGCCGGTTCTACTTCGGTAACCCGAAGCAAGGATATATCTCTTGGCGGAGATTATTCCGGGAAGATGGTATTTGGGGGAACAGCTGTATTGGATGGTATTGGTAATAGTGTTTACTATCCGTACCCAACCAAGTCTGCTCTTACTCCAATTCTTTACTACCTGTCCTCCAGTGAAATTATGCGCGGAACTGTTTGGCTGTCCACTACTCGTGCTAGTACGCAATGGTATGCAGCGTTTGTTTTCTATGACGCCGACTTCACTTTGATATCTCAGAGTACATTCCTTGATCCTTTTGCCACTCCGATTATCAAAACACATCCTGGATCGGGTGTTTGGCAGTCTGCCACGGTTCAGACTCCTACCTCTGTGGGTGGTGCGGTATGGGTCGGTGTAGTCCCTGTAGTAATCTCCTCAGGATCAGCCGAGACTGTCTATATGACGGGTCATAATATCCAGGGAATCAGTCCTAGCATCTCCAGTATTCCGACCACATACAGTAATTCGAGAGAGCTGAATATTGTATTGAAGCCGGATAGGCTGAACTATGCCAGAAATTCTGGATTCACTCAGTCTATTGATGGTTGGCTTACGGGAAGTGCGGGAGTAACGACAACACCATCAGCTTCCGATTCATTCACAAGAACTGTAACCAATGGTTGGGGAACTGCCGATGTGGGTGGTTCTTGGACTCTTTCCGGCGGGGCCACAAGTGAATATAATGTAGGTTCTACGTTTACCAATAAGGCAGACCATGCAATTAACGCATTGGGGGTCAGTCGCAACACACTATTGGCAGCCCCTACCGCAAGTCAGGATATACGAGTAGATATTCAAACCCTGGTATCTGCTGTAGGCAATTCCATTTACGCGGGAGTTACGGGACGTTGGGTAGATGCTTCCAATTTCTATTATGGAAAACTGGAATTAACTACCTCAGGCCAGATTTTGATAAGCATCTACAAGAGAGTAGCTGGTGTAGATACTGCCCTGTTTTCCCCAACTGCTACTGGACTTTCCGCCAGTGGGATACACACCATACGATTCCAAATTATAGGAACTACGTTAAGAGTGAAGGTTTGGAATACTGCAACGTCAGAACCAGTATCTTGGAATGCCACAGTTACTGATAGCTCTTTTGCCTCCGCAGGAAGTTACGGATGTAGAAGCTCTTTGGACAGTGCGTATACCGGTGGACTACCTACGTCTGTATTCTTTGATAATTTCTTGGTCAATGGTACTCCCATGAGTATTGGTTGGGACACGACTGTAGGTTTTAATTCTTTGGGATCTATGCGAGTGGATGCTATTGCTCCGCCTTCTTCGTACTCTGGGGGATCTACTGCAAAGATAGGAGCAGTATCCACACTTATCAATAACGGAGTTCATATATTCCCACTGGCCAGTGATCTTGTTATTGGACAGGTATACACCATTTCCGCCTATGTCAAGCAGGGTCCCGGTTGTCCGGATGTACTGATGGATATTGTTGATCCCAATTACAATGGTACGTTCAATATCAGTGTGAACAATACAAAGAATTCTGATCCAACAGCTACTATTGGTGGCTGGACCAGAGTATCCACAACCTTCACGGTTCCACCAGATGGTTCTTCGGATTACGGTATGAGATTCCAAGTTCTATTCTCTGATCTACAAGCTTTCGCTCCGTTCTATTTCTGGGTGGACAGTATCATGATAGAGAAGGGAAATCTTCTACAGCCTTATTTTGATGGTAGCTTTAGTACAGCGGATTACGCTTATGAAAATTTCACAAGTACTAATAATAGATCCTATTACTACAAGAATTTTACCAATAAGTCAAGAAGAATAAATGATATTATTGCTAATTATTCTCCTCTAGGAACTACTATTAATATACAAAGAGCTTTAACTCCTTAATAAGAAAGAGACTATAGATAATTTCTATAGTCTCTTTTTTCTTTTCTCTTATAAAGACGAGTGTACTGCGTCTGGTCCAAGATGTCAACCCATGGTAGGATGAAGCATCTACTAACTGAGGGAGACTCATGATCTTTTTAGCAGTAACACTAGCAACCTTCTGGGCATGGGAGTTCATCTATACTCATGCCGACTGGCTACCAGAATACGTAGCCTACTTCTTGGTACCAGCCATAGCAGTGGGCTTGTTCTTCACGCCACATCTTATCCTGTTTGCGTTGGCGTCCTCCGCCGTGGTAGGAATACTCCATCGGGTTGTTCACACCGCTAAAGCTTCTACTGTAGCTCTACCCCGTAGACGTTCGAACATCCCACCACCCCCGTAGTTGACCCGCCCGGACTGTCCGGGTAGAGTTCTTCTCGTCAGCAAGAAACTTTGAAGGAGGAAACATGCGGAACTATGACAAGCCGCTTACTTTTGTTCTGACTGGCTCTGGTACCAGTACCACTGCCCATACCAAGACTCTACTTGAGGACTTTATCTTCGGTACTCTTGAGAACGTAGACGTGAAGTTCATTGTTCCGTTCTACGGTGCCAAGTCTTCCAGTCTCGGCAATGCCCTTGCTCTTCTCAAGGACTGGGGAATGGATGGGGATGACTTTATTCCGGTGGTTGAGCCCAACGGTGGTCATCATGCTATTGCCAGTGCCGGTATGTCTCACCAAGTTGAGGCAGGTACTTCTGTTCAGTTCTCCATCGATCTTCTTTCTGCGGCTCGTTCCGAGGGTCGTGATGTAGCCTTTATCAGCATCTTTAACCCTGACAGTGAGCAGGATCTTAAGGCTATCGAGACTGCAAAGGACTGGGACTGGCTTTCCACCCTCAATCTTGCCGAGGGTCTTATTGATCACTTTGAAGGTTACGAGTCCATTGAGGATCGTGCTTTTCGTGAGGCTATCCAGCAGGAGTATCAGGCTAAGATGGCTGAGGACGAGCCGGAGAAGCCTATCGTTAAGAAGGCTACAACGCCCCGTAAGCGGGTTGCGAAGAAGCCGGTGGAGGCAGAGGACGTTCCTCTCACGGAAGAGCGTCAGAAGCCCCCTGTAGCCCCTGAGAAGCCTAAGCCTGCGTCTGGTCTCATTGCCAATGCTGTTGCCCGTGAGGCTGATAAGAAGCTAGCGCGGGATCTTGCTAAGCTGGCTGCTGCTGATATGGTCAAGCACTGTAATGTAGATGCATTGGATGATGCAGAGCGCGCTTTCCTTGTCAGTAGTGGTCTGTATACCCAGAAGCAAGTAGACGATGAGCTGGCTATGTGTGCTGCTTCCGCTAAGGAAAGGGATAAGGTAGCGCGCAAGGAGGGAGAAGTTTGGGAAGAGAGGGAAGAGGGTTTCGTTACTGTTTACCAAATGCGAAATGGGAAAGTTCAGTCATCAGGTCCTATGCGAGAGAACACTGAGCCTTCTACTGAGCTGTCTGGTACTATCACTATGTCTTCTAAGCTTCCTACTGAGCTTGAGCCTGCCAAGATGGTTGACCCGACTCCCGATGTGTGGAAGGACGTGGCCGCCGCAGTACCCGATATTACGCATATTTCTGTTGCCAAGGAGGATCTTGTCAAGTTGAACGAGGGTATGCAGAAGATGGCTGAGGGATTCTCTGATGTTCTCAGCGCTTACAACAACATGCTCGGAGGCGAGTAATGGCACAGGTTGGCGGAAACCACTACGAAACTATGGCCATTGCTCCATGGGAGATCATCAAGAGGAATGGTCTCGACTTCTGGGAGGGTAATGTTCTTAAGTATCTTCTCCGTTACCGTAAGAAGAATGGACTTGAGGATCTTATGAAGGCTCGGGATTATCTGGATTACCTGATTGAGAGGGAGTCCAGTGCATCTGACAATTGATTATGGTCCCATCTGGTTCTGGCTGGCATTCTATATGTGTATAGGTTTGATCGTTCTTATCGTAATCTATTTGGACAGTAAGGGTAGGAAGTGAATTCCCATAACTTATGGGATGATTTATGGGGCTCTCCAGAACCGGAGAAGCCCCTTAAGTCATCTGGCTATAATTCAGTGACGATGGCCAACTACTTTCAAAGTCTGTTGGTAAAACAAAGTTGGTACAAAGGATTTGGCATTGGTAATATCCAAGCCCTGTCGGGTCATTTGGCTCGATGGAAGAAGTCTGGACTGTCCAAGGAAGACTTGTACAGTATGATGGATTCCTACATGAAGATAGCGCAACGGTCAACCAATCCGGGTTGGCAGGATTTTGTCTCCAGGAGAGACCAACTTCTCTCCGTCACCCGAGTGGTTGACACAGAGACTGAGGATGACTACGATGAGGAGAAAGCAATGAGGGAGTACCTAGCCAGGAGGAACAAGTGACAGTCCTTTCCAAGGAATTTTTTGATCACCGCTGGGATCGTGGTAATATTCCCACCAAGCTTCGTGGTATTCGTCTGAAGGACTATGTTCCTGCTACCAATTCGCGTACAGGTAAGCCGCATGCCAGTGGTATGGTGGCGCACATGGAGGCCATGGCTTTTGTAAAGGAGTTCTCTGATCATTATGTCTCGGAGACTCGTGCAAAGGATGGTAATATTCCTGACAACCGTCATGCTATCGGTAAGGGATTGATGTTCCATGGGCCCAATGGCACCCGGAAGACAACTCTTGCAGTTGCGACTCTTACTGATATTCAGCACCTTAACTATGGTTACTTCGGATTCTACATCCGTTTCTCTGACCTTAAGCGTGCACTGACTGATACCTTTACCAAGGAGGAGACAGAGCGTACTCTTCTTGCTAAGCAGCATCTCAAGTTGGCAGAGCTGTCACCACTTCTAGTGCTTGATGATATTGGACAGGAGCATCGTACCAATTCTGGATTTACTGAGAGTTATCTCCATGAACTTCTTCGGACACGCTATGAGGCTGCGCGTCCTACTATTGTGACTACAAATATTGACCCTGATACTGACATGCTCGCCACCTATGGACCTAGCTTCCACAGTTTTATGCATGACGCATTTACTATTATGGAGATTCGGGGTTCCGATACAAGACTTACTAAGGATTGATATGGAAGATAAGTACAATATTCATGATTTTATTTCCAAGATTGACTGGGAGGGCGGTGTCTATGGTGCTCTTGAGTATGGACTTACCGCCCGGGATTATGATCTTCCCAAGCATCTGGTAGATTCTTGGAATGAAATTCGAGAACTCTTTGAGGATATAGATTCCCTGGTTAGTGAATGGTATCGTGAGTCGGAGAAGCATGCAAATACCGTACCTTTTGGGGAGGAGTAGTGCATATCTGTAATCCTGATGAGGTTGAAAAGATTTGGAATATCCTGGAGATGTTCGAAGCTACGCCCGAGATTGACGAGCGTACTAAGCGTAAGATTTCCGAACGTATTGATTACGTATTTCAGAGCTTTTCCGATAAGGTATTCGACCACACTATTCATCTATATGAGGAGGATTAATGCGTAGATATCAGTACGAGATTAATGAAATTCATCAGATTTTTGAGGCAGAGGGTATCGCAATCCCTCAGGATTTATCCACATCCATGACAATTAATGATCGTCTTGATGATCTTCTGGATACTTTAGCTGATGAGGCATACGATAGGGGCATGGATTCTGCTCATGCCTGCTGTAATGATGATTGCCAGAGTTGGTACTGATGACCAAAATACTTGAGGGAATCGTTGGTTCAACAGCCTACGGACTGGCTACTGAGAATTCTGATATCGATAAGCTAGGAATCTTTGTTATCCCTACTGCGGAATTCTCCAGACTAAATCCACCACAGGAAAAGGATCTGAGTCAGGTAGCCACAGAACCTGACGTAACGCTCCACGAGCTGGGTAAGTTCTGCCGGTTGGCACTGAAGGCCAACCCTACTGTTCTAGAGCTTCTATGGCTGCCTGACGACCTTCTAACGACCATGTCTGAGGAAGGGCGACAGCTCCGGTCGCGGCGTAGTTACTTCCTGTCGTCCAAGCTTGTGCGGGACGCGTACATGGGCTATGCTACGTCTCAGTTCAAGAGACTGAGTGAGCGAGGTACTACCTTCAGTTCTGATACTAAGAACCGAACCGAGAAGCATGCACGTCATCTCTTGCGCTTGATGCACCAGGGCTATACACTCTACACCACGGGAGATCTTCCGATTCGCTTGGAAGATCCTGAGCGTTACCATGAATTTGGTAAGGTAACTGCGGATTCCACGCGGCATGCGGAACAGACTATCGAGCAATATCAGAAAATGTTTGATAAGGCTGAGAGTTTTCTCCCACCAGAGCCTGGTATTCAGGCAGTAGATATTTGGCTACGATCTATCAGAAAGAAGTTCTAATGCCTCATAATACTGTTGACCCATTTGACGGTAGTTTTGTTTGGTTTGACACTTCAATTATTCATCTACCTTGCGGTACTACCGATGCAATAGATGACGAGTATGATGAGGGCGAAGCCATTGATTGGATTTATGATCACAGTCCGGAGTGCCCTGCTCTAGAAAAGAAGTTCTAATGGATATTGATTGGTCTGATTATTTTTTGAGCCGCGATAGCTACAGCCCTGTAGTTGGTCATTTTACTTGTGGGGAAGAGGATGAATGTTACCTTCTATCTCAAGCTATTATCTGGGCCCAGGAACACGATCCTATTTGTCCGAAGAAGGGGAGCTAACATGCCTGATTTTTATCTTGAAGATCATCCCATGACTAAGCAGGAGAAGAAGATTATGCGCTATGTAATTGCTGGCGGTGTTGTTGTACTTGTCGCAGCACCCATTATTGCCTGGTCTCTGGGAGTATTTACTTCCGGTGTTCACGGTACTGGTGAGATCATCAAGCAGAACAATAACGCTAACAACCGTATTGCTGCAACGCAGACTTGGACAGCAGCATACAAGGATGTACAGCGTGACCAGGCAAATGTTAGTATGCTCAAGGCTAAGGCCAATACGGCTGACGCACAGAGCGAGGGCTTCTTGACGGACGCACAGAGCGTGTGCAATGATGACGTGGTCCACTACAATACACTCCACTCAGCACTTACTATCAAGGACTGGAAGCCTGCTGAGCTTCCCGAGTCTTTCGATCTCTCGTCCTGTAACTAATTTCCTAGAAGGAGGAACACTTTGAAGATCACCAAGCGTTCTATCGCCGCAATCTCTGTGGCTACTCTGGTGACTATCACGGCTACTGCTTGCTCTGCGGATAAGCCCGCACCATCGGTTGGGCAGGATGTACATAATCTGAATCAGATTCAGGATCAGAATGAGAACGAGACTGTAAAGGCTTATAATCAGGCACTCAAGAATATTGAGAATCAGTATCCTGCCTCTCAGATGAGTAATCCTCTTGAGCTTAAGATGCTCCGTGAGCGTGATCTTTATCTGAATGATGAGAACAAGCTCCAGTACATTTACATCTTCCCGACTGGTCGTTCTGAGGTTTTCTTCTCTTCGGTGAAGGGTAAGATTTCTTCTATGACTTCCCAGATGACTGCTACTGATGGTGTGTATGCTGCTGGTCAGTACGGCAATGGTTCCATGTCTGTTCCTATGCCACAGGATGACTTGTCCTATGGTGGCAGTCCTTGTGGGGACAATGGAATCTTCTGGTTCGATGCTCAGGGTGGATTTCATGAGGCGTGTGTGACTGCTGCTACGGTTATGGTAGAGTCTGCTCCATTGAAGCTTAGCGCTATCGAGATGCCTGCCACGTCGATGGACCCTGCAATTCTCGCGAAGATGAAGCAGAAGTAATAAGATCGGCTCAACAGGGTGGAGGAATAACTCCTCTGCTCTCTTGGATCTATCTTAGGAGAAACTCTTGGAGTGGTGGAGCTGGATACTGACAGCTTTTGGAGTTAGCGGTATCTATTTAGCTGGTAGGAAGAATAAGTGGGGATGGGTTATAGGTATTCTTTCCCAATTTTTGTGGGTAGCTTTTGCTATCTCAACTGCACAGTACGGATTTATTCTGGGATCTATCTGTTATGGTTCGGTATATGCTATGAATTTTATTAAGTGGCGCAAGGAGGAAAAGTGACTACTATCACCCTGACCTATGGTCTTCCGGCATCAGGTAAGAGTACCTGGGCTAAGGAAGAGGTAAAGAATTCGGAAGGTAATATTGTTCGCGTTAATATGGATGACATCCGTGCGATGCTGGCACTTCCTTATAGTAAGGATGCAGAGGCCGTAGCTCTTAAGGTTCAGGATCAGGCTATTCTTTCTGCTGTCAAGGCAGGCAAGGATGTGATCGTAGATAATACTCACATTCAGCAGAATATGCCTAAGCGTATTAAGCAGCTATTCGATGGTGATGTACTATTTAGGGTTAAGGACTTCTCCCACATTTCTATGGAAGACTGTATAGAGCGCGATAGGAATCCTAATAGGAACGTACTGGGACAGCCTAGCCGTACTGTAGGTTCTGAAGTTATTGGGCGTATGTACAACAGTATGCGTGCCTCCAAGTGGAAGCTTACTGAGGAGTGGATGAACGACTATGCCTATCCTCTAGAGCCATACGTCCCAGATCCTGAGGTTCCGCTGTGTGTTGTCTTTGATATTGACGGTACGCTAGCACGACATCACCGTAGTCCTTATGACTACTCCCGTCTTCACACGGATACCGTTTTTTCTCACGTCAAGGAACTGAATCGCCTTTACTGGGAGGCATGCTCTAGTGTCTTCATTGTCTCTGGTCGTCCGGATACTTACCGTGCAGAGACTGAGAAGTGGCTTACGGATAATGAGATTAAGTATGATCACCTCTTCATGCGACGTGGCGACGACAACCGTAATGATGCTGATGTGAAGCATGAGATCTTTAATACCGAGTTTCGTAAGCAGTATGAGATTGAGGCTTGGTTTGACGATCGTGATCGTGTTGTCCGTCGTATGCGTAAGCTGGGAGTGAACGTGATGCAGTGCGCTGATGGGGATTTCTAATGGGTGATTTTGATATATCTAATAAGGCTGATAAGTGCTTTATCTGTGGAATTACCACAAATCTAGTTATCAAGAATTCAGATATATATTTCTGCAATTCTAATAAGTGCATTAAGAAGGTTAATGCTTACGCTGATCGACTATCGAAGGGTCCTGAGTAAATGGCTAAGCTACGGCAGCATCCACGCTGGAAGATGGATTTATTTACAGATGACAATGATGTGGTTTGGCGTGTTCACAAGGCTGCTGTTTGTGCGGGGTCACACTGTGCTATTCATAACCCATCCGATCATCCGCTAAAGAATGCACGTAGGGTTCTTCGCGGGCCTGATCCATTCAGTCTGAAGCCAGTGGGATTTGTAGAGCGGGTTTGTGAGCACGGTTCTGGACATTCCGATCCGGACAGTGTAGCCTTTTATGATAATAATGGACACCCTGGAACGGGTGTTCACGGGTGCGATGAATGTTGTAGGGGAGAAATGAACGTAGCATTTGATGCAGAGGACTGGAAGCCCGAGGATGAGGGTGTTGGTACTGATCCTGTGGACTTCTCTCGTCTAAATGATCGTGAGATTGATGCTGAGGTTTCCAAGTTCGCTATTCAGTTGGGTAACTATCCGACATGCGAAGAGGAGAATTAAGTTCTGAGAGGCTTCCGCGAGCCCTTGTGGTATTCGAAGGGCTCGTGGGAGTTCTTCCAGACGTAAAAACTTCAGCACTGGAAGCTCTGGCAAGAAAGCGTAAGAAGTGGGATGTAGCAGCGGGCTACTACCGATTAAATATTTCCACTTCTGGCGGTATGAGGGATCTGTACTGGAGACACCACTTCAGGGTGGATATTGTCACCTTTATAGATCCCAATTTTGTGTCAGCTATTCGTAATAGGATGGACAGTAGGAACTTGCTCTTCGGAGATGTACACTACTACGCCAATCCTGTTGAACTGTCGCAGGACTTGACCTATGATCAATCCATCTTGGGGGTTCTAGACCCCAACCCTGCCAACACCTTGACGTACGGCTCCAGAGGACGCTACTGTTCTCCGGAACAGTTGGACTTGCTGAAGATCTTGATCTGAATCCATTGAAAGGAGCGCGCATGGCACTGAATGTAGACATGGTATTTGTGTCCAAGATTATTCAGGAGAGGGATATCTCTCCAGTAGTGGATATTCCTCCGGACTTTATTTTCAAAGAGGAATACCGTAAGGCTTATGAATATATTCGTGAGTATGTGGTTGAGCACGGTGAGGTACCTACTCTTCGTGTAATGAAGACAGATTGTCCAGACATTACACTTACTGAGGTGGATGAACCGTGGGCCGATATCATCGGTCGAATTGAGAAGAAGTATCTTGACGGAGTTCTCTCCGAGAATATGGCTCTCGTTAACGGTCTTATCGCTGCGGGTAGAACTCAGGAAGCTATTAATGCTCTTGGTGCTGCCATATCGGAAGTGCATACTGTACTTCCGAATAAGCGAGATGTGGATGCCACTCAGACTGGTGCGGAACGACTGGCACGGTATGAGGAGCGTCGTAATAATCCAGGACTCCTCGTTGGTGTTCCCTCTGGATTCCCAACTATTGACAAGGCTACTCAGGGTTTCCAGCCCGGTCAGTTGATTACTCTTACCGGTCTTACCAAGGCTAGTAAGTCTGCTCTTGCCATGCTATTTGCCATGGCTGCTCAGTTG